AAAACTTCTTCTGGAACAGGTGTAACTTGGGCAGCAGCAGATAAAGGTACTAAAATGATTTACTCTGATGGTACTAATGTTGTTGATACAGAATTCACAGATTTATCATCTGACTACTCACCACAACTTTCAGCAGACTTAGATACAAACAGTCAAAATATTATTGTTGACACAGCTCATGGTATTCTTGATGAAAACTCTAATGAACAAATTACATTTACTACAGCTGCATCAGCTGTTAATGAATTCACAGTAGCTAACGCAGCTACAGGTAGTGCACCTGAAATATCTGCAACTGGTGGCGACACTAACATTGATTTAAATCTTACTCCAAAAGGAGTGGGTAGAGCAACTTTCAATGGTCAAGGTAAAATTGAAAGTGTTGCAGAAAAAGTTACAAATTCAGCAACAGCTGCTACAGGAACACTTAATTATGATGTACTTACTCAAGCAGTTTTAAATTATACTTCTAACGCTGCAGGAAACTGGACTTTAAACATTAGAGGTGACGGATCAAATTCTTTAAACTCAATTATGGACACAGGTGAATCAATCACTATTGCACATCTAGTGCCACAAGGTGGATCGGCTTATTATAATAGTGCCGTTCAAATTGATGGATCTAGTGTTACTCCAGAATGGCAAGGTGGTTCTGCACCTACTGGAGGAAATGCAAGTTCAATTGATGTTTATACTTATACAGTTATTAAAACTGCAGATGCTACATTCACGGCGTTAGCTTCTCAAACACAGTTTGCATAATAGGAGGATTATAGAAAGATGCCAATATTAAGTACATTTGGATCAGTATCCGCACAAGGATTTGGACAAAGAAGAGGTGGAGCAGCCCCTGCATTTGTTGATTATTTAGTTGTCGCTGGAGGCGGTGGCGGAGGAATCTATGATTCAAATAATGGTGCAGGCGGAGGCGGAGCTGGAGGAATGCGTTTCTCATATGGCTGTGGATCTGTTTGCCAAGTAGAAATTGCACCAGGAGTTGAATATACAATTACAGTCGGAGGAGGTGGAGCTAAATCACCTTCAAATAATACACCTTCTTCAAGAGGAGGAGACTCAGTTGCATTTGCATGTGAAGCTTTTTCAGTTACTTCAACAGGAGGTGGCGGCGGAAGACCAGGACAATCTTGTGGAGGATCTGGTGGCGGAGGAGTTTCTGTTTATTCACAATCAGGAGACTCAGGTAACACACCCCCAACATCACCATCTCAAGGTAATCCTGGAGGTTCAGGAAGAGATGCTGGAAGTGCACCAAATAACCGAGGCGGCGGTGGCGGAGGCCATGGAGGTTCTGGAGGTAATGCCAGTAATGGAAATGATGGAGCACCAGGAGCAGGTACAGCTAATTCTATTACAGGATCACCTGTAACTTATGCATTTGGTGGAGCAGGCGGTGGAGGCCCTTGTGGCGGAAACGGTTGTGCTGAAGTAGGAGCTGGAGGCGGAGGTGGAAGACAAATGGGAACTGCCGCTAATGGAGGTTCTGGAGTTGTCGTAATTAGAATTCCTTGTGGACCTGCAGCTACTGCAGTTACGCCAGGAACTAATACAGTATCTGATGACGGTTCAGATAAAGTAGCAAGATTTACAGTAACGGGGACTTTGACAATATAATGGCACACTTTGCAAAATTAGATGAAAACAATGTAGTAATTAACATTATTAAAGTTGATAACGCAGATATTGCAGCTAATGGTGGAGATTGGTCTACTCAAGCTGAGCAGTGGGTCAACAATAAATTTAAAGGTATTTTTAAACAAACTTCATATAATTCAAATAATGGTAAATATATGGTTGAAACTATTACTGAAACTTATGACGATGGAACTGCAAAAGCTAGAACTTTTCAAGAACTAGAAAATGATCCTAGATGTAGAAGATGGAGTTATGCTCAAATAAATGGTGTTTACGATTCTACAAATGATGTTTTTATAGGTAAAAAACCTTTTGATTCATGGATATTAGATACTAGTCATTGGAATTATAAAGCTCCAGTAGAGTATCCAAGTGTATTGACTTATGGAGACAATGCTCCTTATTTTATAGTTTGGGATAATGACAATTTAAGATGGTTAGGATATGACAATGTAAATAATGAATTTGCATGGGATCCTGATTCATCTTCTTGGTCTGCAACCGGAAACTAGACTTTTAATTAAAATTTGATATATAGTCTTTTCAAAAGGAAAGATTATAAATGTTTCTCAAACATGTAAATATAGTTTACGACAAGTCTTTACCAAAACATATATGTTCTAATATTATTAAATTCTGTTTAGAAAAACAGAATATAAAAAAAGGAACTACAAGAGATAGCTCATCTCAAAAAATAAGAAATTCATATGTAGTTTGGAATAATGAAACTTGGATTAAAAATATTGTAATGAAATATATTCTTGATGCCAATAAAAAATTAAATTGGAATTTTGATATTTCTTCATGTGAAGATATTCAATTTACAATTTACGGTCAAGATCAACACTATGACTGGCATATGGATAGTAATGATAGTTCATATCAACAAGGAAAGTTTAAAGGTCTAATAAGAAAAATATCTGCTTCTATTTTATTAAATGATAATTTTGAGGGTGGTGATTTTTTATTTAATTTTAGAAACGAAGAAGACCCCAACATTATTTCAACAGTCAGGGGAAAAAACGCTGGAACAGCTATTGTTTTCCCTTCTCATATTAGACATAAAGTAACACCGGTAAGCAAAGGTACGAGATATAGTTTAGTATGTTGGAGTTTAGGAAAGCCGTTTAAATAATGGAAACATTTATACATAAGTATAATATAGACGAAACCTTGTGTGATGAATTAATACATTATCATAAAACAAATGATGAATACAAAATGCAAGGTTGTTTTGGTGATGGTGAAATAAATAAAGAAGTAAAAGATTCTATAGATGTTATGTATTTTAATCCAAGTAACAATCCTACTATTATTAAATATTTTGAAACATTAAGTTTTGGTGTTAGAGAATATGTTAAAAAATATGAATTGTTAGGAAGATACAGAACAAATTTTACAAATTTAATTCAATATTATCCTCCAGGAGGTGGTTTTAAAACATGGCATAACGAAAGAGCAGAATGGGGTGTACCAGATAACATTATATCTTTTAGAGGTTTGGTGTATATGACTTATTTAAATACTGTAAATAAAGGGGGAGAAACAGAATTTCTTTATCAAAAAATAAAAATTAAACCTAAGAAAGGTTTAACTTTAATTTGGCCCACAGATTTTACTCATGAACATAGAGGTATTGTAGCCCCCAAAGAAGAAAAATATATAGCGACTGGTTGGTTTAATTTAGTATGATAAAGATTATAGATGATTTTGTAGACAAAGAATACTTTAAAAAAATAGAGGATATGTTTTATCGAGACAAAAATTTTCCATGGTTTGTTAATGGAGTTGTTGATAATCAAAAATACAGACAATTTACTCACATGTTTCATATAGAACATAAACCTAATTCTTACTATTTTGATAACTTAATCCCTCTTTTTGATCAACTAAAAGTAAAAGCTTTAATAAAAGTTAAAGCTAATTATTTATGGAAAACTGAAAAAATTATAGAACACGGCTTTCATACAGACACAGCACAACATATAAAAGACCATGAAGCTAATTGGAAAACAGCGGTGTATTATATAAATACAAACAATGGATATACAAAATTTGATTTAGATCAAAAAATTATAAATAGTAAGGCTAATAGACTTGTAATTTTTCCAGCAAATGTTAGACATACAGGCTCAACATGTACAGACAAAGAAGAAAGGATTGTGTTAAATATTAACTATTATGATTGAACTTAAAAGAGATAACTACTTTATTACCCCAGTTTATTATGGTTTTGATGATTCTTTTGTAGAAGATTTAAATAAAATCACTGACCCATATATTAAAGATGCAAGAAAAAGAAATGCAGCGGAGATAAAAAAAACTAAAGATTTTGGTTTGATTCATCATTCTACTTCTTTAATCACTGATGAAAAAACAAAAGATTTTCAAGAAATGATATTTAATACTGCCTATAATATGTTGGATCAACAACAAGGTTATGATTTAAAAGATTATCAGTTATTTATTACTGAGTTATGGGTACAAGAATTTTCTAAAAATGGAGGAGGTCATCATGATCCACATATACATTGGAATGGACATTTATCAGGTTTTTATTTTTTAAAAGCAAGTAATTTAACTTCTAGACCTTCTTTTTATGATCCAAGACCTGGAAAAGCTATGAATGATTTACCTATGAAAGATCCTAAATCAGTAAATGACGCACAGTCAGTTATTAATTATGAGGTTAAACCTGGAACAATTATTTTCTTTCCTTCTTATTTGACTCATGGTTTTGCAGTAGACTCAGGTAAAGAACCATTTAGATTTATACATTGGAACATACAAGCAATACCTAAAGGAGCGATTAATTATGGAACACAAAAATAAAGATATAAAAGTTACAAAAGATTTTCTAATGAAAAATGAATTTGAAAATATTTTTCATTTAATTTCAAGTTCAGATTTTTCCTGGTTTTATCAACCAGAACACAATCCAAACGCAAAGGATGGTTTCTTTTTTTCACATTCCGTTTATAACCGAGACGTGGTCAATTCAAATCATTATGAAAGAATTATGGGTCCTTTAGCCAGAAGGATAAAATATAATTGTTTAGCAAGAGCCTTTGTAAATTTTTTAACAAGATCAGATACTCCTCGAAGGGCTATTTTTCATAGAGACTTTGATGATGAAAGAATGACAACAGGTATTCTGTATTTAAATGAGACTAATGGGTATACAGAATTTGAAACAGGTGAAAAAATTAAAAGCATTCCTAACATGTACGTAGAGTTTCCAACCAGATTAAAGCACAGAGGTGTAAGTCAAACAGATAAGGATGGGAGAATTATAATAAATTTAAATTATTATAAATAATAAATGTTATTAAATTTGTTTCCACACTCTGTTTTATTAGACAACCTTAACGTAGATAAAAATAAAGCTTTAAATCTATTAAAAAAAGAAAAGTATGAGCACAGAAAAAGTGTAGATCCTTATCAAAACACACAATCTTATTCTGGACTAGATTATAATATACTTAATAAAAGCAAGGTTTTAAAAAAAGAAATTTTAAAGACAATAAATCGTTATTGTAAAGAAGTGTTACACATTGATAATAAGATGGATATATATTCTTCTTGGGCTACCAAGCACACACCGAATGGACACTCCTCATATCACTACCATTCAAACTCCTACATTAGCGGTGTTTATTATCCTATTGGAAACAAAGGTTTTAAAATAAGTTTTCTAAACCCTCTTCAAAAAGTATTTGATACAATTCCTAATAAGTACACTATAGAAAATTCTGATTCTTGGGAGATAACCGCTAACGATAATTTAGTTATTATATTTCCTTCTTACTTAAAACATTCTGTTTTAAAAAATACATCAAGTCAAGATAGGTATTCTCTTGCTTTTAATTGTATGCCAAAAGGTAAGTTTGGAGTGGGGGATAGTTTACATGAGTTTTAAAACAAAAGGATATCTAATAATTAAAAATGCTATCTCAAAAGAATTAGCTAAAATTGCATATAATTATTTATTGATAAAAAGAAATGCTATCGCTCACATGCGAGAAAATAATTACTTAGCCCCTTTTGATAATAATTTTGGAACCTGGAATGATGATCAAGTTCCAAATACTTTTTCTATTTATGGGGATTCTTTAATGGAAACATTATTATTATACGTAAAACCTAAAATGATTAAAGGAACAAAATTAAAATTATATGAGACATATTCATATGCAAGAACTTATAAACCAGGTGATATTTTAAAAAAACATAAAGACAGACCTAGTTGTGAAATATCAACAACATTATTTTTAGGTGGAAATAAATGGCCTATATATTTAAATGATGGAAAAAAAGATATTAAGATAAATTTAAACGAAGGGGACATGTTAATTTATAAAGGTTGCGATTTAGAACATTGGAGAAAACCTTTTAATGGAGAGGTTTGTGTACAGGTATTTTTACATTATTCAACTAATAAAAAATTATTAAATGATACAAGACCCAAGTTAGGTTTAAATGCAGAATTTAAAAATATTTAAAAACGTAATTAATAAACAGAAACAAGAAGAAATAAAAAGCACTCTTCTTGAAGGAAGAATATTTCCTTGGTATTTTATAAAAGATGTTAGTGCAAGTAAACAGGTTCGTCCTGGAATGCAGCATGAATTTTGTTCTATTCAAAAAGGAATAAATTCAAGTTATTTTGATAATGTATTACCTATAATTCATTTTATTAAAAAACCTGAATTAAATATATTAAGAGTTAATTCTTTTTTACAATTTCCAAATCCTGATTTTAAAACTTACGATACACCACATTATGATTTACCTACAAGAAAAGATAAATATACTGTGTTTTTATATTATGTTTTAGATTCTGATGGAGACACAGTTTTCTTTGATACAAATAAAAAAATCATTAAAAAAGTAACTCCCAAACAAGGAACCGCTGTTATGTTTGATGGAAAATATTTACACACAGCATATCAATCTAATAAACATATGAGATGTATTATTAATTTTAATATTGATGGCTCATATGAAGAAAATATAAAATATGCAAATTCATAAAATAAAAGTATCTACAACTATGAATATTCTTCAGGACAATTTAAAATATCTTGAAGATTTTAAAGATTTTAATGAACAATTAAAAAAAGATACTTTAAGCACTGGAGACATTCAAAATCACACGACTAATGTAAAAGCTTACATGACTCATTGGCAAATGGCTGATAAATTTGATTCATATGCGAGATTATTAAAAATAATTTGTTTAGATAAATTACCAAAGTTTGATAACTTTAATCCTGTACAAGGAGGAGATAGTAATTTTTATTGTAATGATATGTGGGGACTTGTTTATAAGAAGGGACAAGAAACTAAAAAGCATAGGCATTTAAATATGTTTTCCTTTACTTATTATGTAGAAACACCTAAAGATTGTGCTCCTATTATTTTTTCTGATCCAGGTTATTTTGAAGTTAAACCAGAAACAGGAACTCTTTTAATTTGGAGAGGAGAATATGAACACTATGTTCCTAAACAAAACACAAATAAACTTAGAATTGCTATAGCTGGAAATATAGACTATCAAAATAAACCAGTAGCCAAAACAATTTAAGTAAATAGGTAAAATCATTAAAAAAAATTACTGTTAAAATAATAAAAACCCTATATAATACTAGGTTATGTTACAGAAACTCAATTTTAAACCAGGATTTAATAAACAAGCTACTGAATCAGGTGCTGAAAGTGAATGGGTAGACGGAGACTTTGTAAGATTCAGATATGGTTTACCTGAAAAAATAGGTGGTTGGGAACAACTTACTGTTAGTAATGAAACTTTACCAGGCGCTGCTAGACGACAACATGCTTTTAGTAGTTTTAAAGGTGAGAAATATACAGCTATAGGAACGTCTCAAGGTTTATTTTTATATTACGGAGAAGGGTTTTATGACATTACTCCTTTAGATACTGCTATCACTGGAGCAACTTTTGATACAAATAATGCTTCTACATCTGTTACAGTAAACAAAACATCTCACAATTTAGCTGTTGGAAGATATATTACTTTTACTAGTGTAACTGCTCCTCCAGGATCAGGTTATGTAGATGCAGATTTTGAAACAGGAGCATTTGAAATAGTACAAGTTAATGATGCAAATAGTTTTAATATTGTAATGAGAACTAATGCCTCTGCAGATACAACTGCAACCGGCTCTGCAACTATTAATCCATATGTTGAAATAGGACCTACTACTCAAACAGTTGGTTATGGTTGGGGAACTTATTTATGGGGTGATTCTACTTGGGGCACTGAACGATCTACAAGTAATGTGGTTCTGGCACCAGGAAACTGGAGTCTTGATAACTTTGGTGAAGTATTAGTTGCAACTATATTTAATGGTAAAACATTTACTTGGGATGCTGGAGCATCTAATCCAAGAGCTGTAAGAGCTTCACAGTCTACAACTAATTTTAACACAACAAACAATCCAACCGCAACTAGAATTACTATTGTATCAGATAGAGACAGACATTTATTTCACCTTGGAACTGAAACAACTATAGGTGACACATCAACACAAGATCCAATGTTTGTAAGATTTTCTAACCAAGAAGATTTAAATACATATGCACCTACAGCAACTAATACTGCAGGTACCTTTAGATTAGATACAGGTAATGAAATTAGAGCAGCTATACAAGGTAAAGATTATATTTTTGTAACAACTGATTTAGCTGCGTATGTAATTCAATTTGTTGGTCCACCATTTACTTTCTCTGTTAGAC